GGTACTATCTCTATCGTACCTAACCGTTTCATTCCTAACTCAGACAATGATGACGTAGCATTCTTACTAGATCCAGAAATGGCTTCAGTAGCTTACTTGCGCCCATTCCAAACTAATGAGCTAGCCAAAACTGGCGATGCTGATGTAACTCAACTATTGGTAGAGTACACATTAGAAGTTAAGAACGAAGCAGCACACGGTATCATCGCTGACTTAACTTAATAGTTAGTTAGATATGTGGGGAGGGGAAACTCTCCCCCATTATGAGGTCTTATGAGCAATATAATATCCAATGGCATTACAGATACATCATTCATAGATAACGGTGATGAGCTAATCATTGCTAAGAGCCAAGACATAACTGGCATTCTTGAGATGAACAAGCGTGAGTACGCTGCTCAAGACGAACGTAAAAGATGGAGTGAGGATGCATTCGGCAACAAGGTAGCATCTATACCGCTCACAGTTTTCGCAGAATTAGAGAAGCAAGGCATAACACGAGGCTTTGCAGTAATAGATAAGAAAAGATTTAACGCATGGTTAAACGACCCTGATAACAGGGCATTTCGCACAAGGGCAGGGCGCATCTAATGGCATTGACAAACTACGCAGACTTACAGACTACGATTGCCAGTTACCTAGCACGTAGCGATTTAACGGCAATGATTCCTGACTTTATCAGGCTTGCTGAAACACGTTTACGTAGGGAGTTACGTATTCGCCAAATGTTAAAGGTAGTAACCACGACAGCAGTAGCAGGTGATTCTACAGTAGAGTTACCGTCAGACTTCTTGCAGATGCGTGACATACACCTAAACACAAACCCTGTAGCAACATTAGAGTACCAGTCACCTAGCGCATTATTCCGTAACTCTCGCACTATGGACTCTGGTCTACCGCATCAATATACTGTCCTAGCACAAGAGTTTCAATTATCTCCAGTACCAGACAGTAACTACACAATAGAACTTCTATATTACGCTGCACCGGTATTCATGAGCGACACAGTACCATCCAATGCGTTTATGGCTATATGCCCAGACTTGTTGCTTTATGGTGCATTGGGTGAGGCAGAGCCATACATTATGAACGATTCACGTCTACAGACATGGGCAACGCTTTATGACCGTGGTTTAACTGCTTTAACCGTATCAGATGACCAAGGCGAGTACGCTGGGTCACCAATATCAATCTCAATAGCAACACGATAAAGGATTTATTATGTCAGAAATGTCCAACTACTTAGAAAATGCGCTGATTAATGTAACGCTACGAGCTACAGCATATACAGCACCAACAACAATTTATGTCGCACTTTACACAAGTGACCCTACAGACGCTAACACAGGTACAGAAGTATCTGGTGGCTCTTACGCACGAACAGCAGTAACATTTGCTGCACCATCAAATGGTGTTAGCTTATCTAACGCAGACTGCACATTCCCACAATGTACCGTGTCATGGGGTACTGTAGGATGGATTGGTTTAATGGATGCATTAACTACTGGCAATCTTTTGTACCATACTCCATTAGATGCATCTAAAACAATTGATGTAGGCGATATATTTAAGATAACATCAGGCAATCTTTCAGTTACATTATCTTAGGATAAAAAATGCCTCTTATAGTCAAGGATAGGGTACAGGAAACATCGTCTACCGCAGGGACAGGTACACTCACTCTTAGTGGTGCTGTATCTAGCTTTAGTACATTCTCGTCTGCCATTGGCAACGGCAATACAACCTACTACTCAATTGTAGGTGGAACTGAGTGGGAAGTAGGTATTGGTACTGTGGCTGCCGGTACTTTATCTCGTGATACCGTGCTATCTAATAGCTTGGGGACTACTGCACTAGTTAACTTTGCTGCCGGTGTGAAGAACGTATTTGTTACCTATCCTGCCGACAAAGCCGTGACCATAGATGGTGTACAAACACTAACAAACAAAACCTTAACTAGTCCTACGCTAACCACTCCAGCTTTAGGAACTCCTACATCTGGCACTCTTACTAATTGTACAGGCTTACCAAATGCAGGTCTTGTAAACTCAAGCATAACAATCAATGGTTCTTCTGTTAGTTTAGGTGGGACAGCAAGTGTTGGTACAGTTACATCTGTAACAGGCACAGCTCCAGTAGTATCAAGTGGTGGTGCTACACCAGCAATAAGCATGGCTGCTGCTACAACATCAGTTAATGGCTACTTAACATCTACGGATTGGAATACTTTTAACGGCAAGCAAGATGCATTAACTAGCGGCACTAACATTAAGACAGTTAACAGTACATCATTACTTGGTTCTGGTAATATTTCGGTTGGAACTGTTACATCTGTAACTGGAACAGCACCAGTAGTATCATCTGGAGGAGCAACTCCTGCTATTAGTATGGCTGCTGCATCAAGTGGTGTAAATGGGTATATGACAGGAACTTATGCTACTAAACTTGATGGCATAGCGGCTGGCGCAACCAATGTAACCAATACAAACCAACTAACTAACGGTGCTGGGTTTATTACAGGTTCAGGCAATGCGGCAACTGCTACTTATGCTACTACAGCAGGTCGTGCTTATCCTTATCGTGTTGGAGGAGTAGATTTAAACTTTAACTGGTCAGGACAAAGTGGTCAGCCTCCGTGGTTATGGGGTGGTAGTGATGGTTCAAATATGTATGTATATAACCCATCTAACTTTAGTGTAAATTATGCAAACACAGCAGGTTCAGCACCAGCAAATGGTGGCACATCTGCGGCTTGTTCAGGCAACGCGGCAACGGCAACTCAATTATCAACCGCAACAGGGTCTGCTCCATCATATTCTGCAAGGGCATGGGTAAATTTTAATGGTACTGGTACAGTTGCTATTCGGGCTAGTGGTAATGTGTCAAGTATTACAGATAACGGAACAGGCAACTATACAGTAAACTTTTCAACTGCAATGCCTAATGCCGATTACGCTATTCAAGGGGCAATCTTTCAAACTGGCAACACTTCCATTCAAGGTATTACAGGCGGAACTGGATATGCTTTTGCGGCTGGGTCTTGTACATTATTCGCACGGACAACCAGCGGGGCAACCGATGCAACTGTAATATGTATTTCCGTTTTCCGATAACTAATACATAAAAGGCATACTCATAATTTGCCAATGGTTAAATTTTTAGATAAGGATAAACAATGCAACGAATTATATATAAAACAGCAAAAGGTGGAGTAGCAATCATTGTACCTACACCAGAGTATTTAGAAACTCATCCCATTGAGGAACTAGTAGAGAAAGATGTTCCTACTGGTGCAGAATTTCAGATTGTAGATATATCTGATATTCCAGAAGATAGAACATTTAGGGATGCGTGGGAGTATGCGGCATGATTACTATTAACTTTGATAAAGCAAAAGAGATTACCAAAGCACGATTACGATCAGAACGTGAGCCTTTGCTTGCAGATCAAGATGTGGCATTTCAACGTGCATTAGAAACCGGTGCTGATACTGCTGCTATCGTGGCAGAAAAACAACGCTTACGTGATATAACTAAAATTGTAGATACCTTAACAACATTAGATGAACTAAAAAATATAAAGGCTGAGTAATGTTTGGAATTTTAGCATTTTCGCAAGCTCCATTTAGTGCGTTAGCAAATACTGCGCTAATATTAGGATCTGCAAGTATTGATGCAAATGCAATAGTTACTGCAAATAGTTACGTAACTTACAATGCTCAAGCTGCAATAGTAGCAAATGCTAACGTAACAGCTAGTGCTTATGCAATACGATTAAATTCAGCTCAAATTAATGGGCTTGCAACAGTTAGTTCTGATGCGATTAGGACTAGGACATCAAGTGGAAGCATTAATGCGTTAGCGAGCGTTTCTAGCGGTTCTAGCGTTACTTATAGCGCAAATGCTATAATAGTAGGCAATGCAATTGTATCATCTGACGCAATACGAATAAGAACATCAAGTGGTACTATTAATGGTGTCGCTACAGTAGCAAGTAATGCAGTAAGAATTAGAACATCAACAGGTTCAATCAATGGAACGGCAGTCGTTACTGCTCTTGGTGGTGTTGAGTATAGTGCAAATGCTGAAATTAATGCCTATGCTTATGTAAATGCTTACGCAAATGCAATTTATTCTGCATACGGTCAAGTATTAGCAACAGCAAATGTAGTTGCTAATGGTACAAAATTAGGTGATAACTGGATACCAGTAGTAGTGAGTGAAAACACATGGGATAATACAGCAGTAACAGAAAATACTTGGACACCTGCATCAGTAAGCGCCAACACTTGGACAGATACATCGGTAACATCAAATACATGGACAGATACACCAATAACTAGCAATACATGGCTTTTAAAGGGATAAATTATGGCTAAGAATAAAATAAGTGAGTGGAGTGCTACGGCAGCAAATAACACCGATATTGGTGGGATAGATATTGCTGAGGGTTGTGCGCCATCTGGTATTAATAATGCTATTCGTGAATTGATGGCTCAAGTTAAAGACCAACAAGCTGGTACAGATGCAGACAACTTTACTGTAGGTGGTAACTTATCTGTTACTGGCACGACTACCGCTACTGGTGCAATGGCTGTTACTGGGTCTATTACTGCTACTGGCGGTGTAACTGGTAATGTTATAGGTAATTTAACTGGTAATGTTACAGGTAATGCTACAGGTAATTTAATATCTGTTACAAATACTGTAACTTCTGGTAGTTTTATTGTTGGTAATACTTATGTAATTGCCACAACTGGTACTACAGACTTTACATTAATAGGCGCATCAGCTAATACGGTAGGTGTACAATTTACTGCAACTGGAGTTGGAACTGGTACTGGTACTGCTACAACTGTTACAGGTCGTGCAGTCAATGTTACAGGCACAGTAGCAATTGCTAATGGCGGTACTGGAGTTACATCATTTACACAAAATGCACTTATTGTTGGTAATGGTGCAATTTCTCCTACATCTATTTTACCAAGCACAAATGGCAATGTTTTATCATCAACTGTTGGTGCAACAGTAACTGCTGGTTCTTTTGTAGTAGGTACGCAATATACAATTTTAACTGTAGGAACTACAAGTTTTACATCTATTGGCGCATCAGCTAATACAGTTGGAGTAGTATTTACAGCTACTGGTGTTGGTAGCGGTACTGGTACAGCAACAACAAATACTTGGGCAAGTTCTAGTGGTTATTTAACATCTACTAACTTTACTGGGTCAAATCAGTCTTTAGCAACAAATGGTTATCAAAAATTAGTAGGTGGTTTAATATTGCAATGGGGTTCTATTTCAACTCCATTAGGAACGACAACTGTTACTTATCCGATAGCTTTTCCAACTGCAACTTTAAATGTACAACTAACAATGCAAAACTCAAGTTCAACAGATTATTCTGCACAAAAAGTAGACTCTACAAGTGCTACACAATTAGTAATAAGAAGCACAAATTCAACTACTTTAACTACTTATTGGTTTGCAATAGGATATTAAATGGCTACACAACGCATAGCATTTACAGAATGGACACCGGACTTAGCAGGGGTTGCAGAAAACTTGTCGGTTGCACAAAACGTAGTGCCTACTGTATTGGGTTACAATCCATTTCCTTTAGCCGTAGACTACTCTGCTGCTGCAAGTGAAAACCTTAACAATGTATTTGCCGGTAAGTTTAGTGCTACAACAAACATATTTGCCGGTGGCGCTACTAAATTATTTAGATTAGATGGTGCTGACTTAAGCATGGATAACGTATCTAAATCTGGCAACTATTCTAGTGTAGTTAAATGGAACTTTACGCAGTTTGGCGATACTATTATCGCAGCAAACAATGTAAATATATTGCAAGGATTTACATTAGGTTCAAGTTCATTATTTGCAGACTTAAATGCAAGCGCACCAGTAGCAAAATTTGTGACAGTAGTGCGTGATTTTGTTGTAGCTGCTAATTTAGATAGTGGTAGTAATGCAAACAAAGTGCAATGGTCTAACATCAACGATGAGTCAAATTGGACAGCAGGTGGAGCAAGTCAATCTGATTATCAAATAATTGCTGATGGTGGAAACATTACTGGTTTAAGTGGCGGTGAGGTTGGTTTAATATTCTTAGACCGTGCGATTGTTCGTATGTCTTACATTGGCTCACCTTTATTCTTCCAGTTTGACACAATCAACCGTGGTGTTGGCTGTGCTGAAGGCAATTCAGTAGTTCAATATGGTGGAACAACCTACTTCTTAGGTGCTGATGGATTTTATTCGTGCGATGGTTCTACAGTTACCGCAATTGGTACGCAAAAAGTGGATGCATGGTTCTATTCAAATGTTAACCTTTCTAAACTTAACTTAATGTCATCAACAATTGACCCTATTCGTAAGATAGTTGTTTGGGAGTTTATAGATAACTTTGCACAAAACACTTTGCTTATCTATAATTGGCAAGTTCAAAAGTGGTCATTTTGTGTTACAGATGTAGATGTTGTTGCTAGTTCTGCCTCTGCCGGTATGACTTTAGAAGGCTTAGATTTGTATGGTAATATGGACACATTGACTACTTCTTTAGATGATGCATTGTGGACAGGTGGGAAGTTCTTATTTGCTGGCGCAAGAGATGACAGGATAGTTACGTTTACTGGTGCTAACTCTACAGCAACATTGACAACTGGTGACATAGGAAGCGAAATAACTTCCGTGGTTACATTGGCACGACCAGTCGTAGATAATGGCTCTGGGAGCATTGCTGTAGCTTCTAGGATGCTTCTGAGTGAAGTTCCACAGTTAGGTTCATACACAGCAGCAAGTAGCGAGAATCGTGTAGCATTACGCAGTAGTGGCAAGTACCATCGCCTATCAGTAATCCCTACTGGTGACCGTTGGTCTAATGCCATTGGTATTGATATTGATATAACTACACAGGGTACTAGATAATGTATCGTAAACTTAACCCATCCGGTGCATTGCCTCGTGAAATATCCGAGGTAGTAAACAACCTTGTTGAAGGTAAGTCTAACAATACTGGTAGTGTTACATTAGCAACTGGTAACGCAACTACTACTACTATTACTGACGAGCGAATTGGCTATGACTCGGTTATACTATTAACTCCTGTATCATCAGCAGCCGGCAATAACTTAGTGCCATATGCATCGTATCAAAATACAGTAGACCAAACATTTGCAGCAGCTAATACGGCTTATACTGTTGCATTAAATACGACAGATATTGCTGATGGTTCATATTTATCAGCAAATAAGATATATGTAAGAAATGCCGGTACTTATAATGTACAATTTTCATTACAACTAGCAAATACTACTACACAAATTGATGCAACTTCTATATGGCTAAAAGTAAATGGAGTAAATATTGATGGTACTGCTAGTAAATTTGATGTGCCAGCAAAGCACGGTTCTTCAGACGGTTATTTAGTAGCCGTGGCTAACTTCTTTGTTACCTGTAGTGCT